CAGGGCCAGGAGGCTGTCCCCAGACACGATGTTCAGAAAGAGGGAATCCTCCATCGCCCCGCACCGGTCCACCGGATAGACTGTGCCGTCACTCAGCCGGATGTTCCGCATCGTTATTCCCCTCCATCGGCAGGATCTCGATCTTCGGCTCCTCGTCCTTTTCAGCGGCCATACGCTCCAGCAGCATGATGCAACCCAGCATACGGTTCATGTTCTCGCGGCCCTTGATTTCGATGGTGTTCAGGGTGTTGATGACGTTGATGAGGTTGGTCTTGTTTTCAGTGGTCATGGGGATACCTCCTTCGTTTACGGATAAATATAAGCAGTATTATTAGAAAGTGCGAAATAATTGTTTCCAACGCGATAATACAATCCGGTAGCATTCGGTGAAAAATCGGTAATATGCGTTGCAGCGACTGTTTCTCGCGGATAAGATATCGAAAAAGACCTTAAATTCTTCCACGACCCTCCACTTGTCTGAAACCAAATATAACCTCGGATATATCCATTAGCCTTGGTTAGCGCCGTTGTCGGTTTAGAAGCAGAAGTAGAAGCAGACGAACCGTTCAAATCAATTTCATCACCAGTCACCGTATCGTGGCCTCCACCGCCTCCAGCAGGAACATAAAACTTTCTCGTCCAAGCAGTTCCAGAATTTGGAGTCGCCGTAACGAGATACCATTTACCGTTCGTCAGTGTTCCCCAAGAACTATCCGCTGTTGGTTCACTCGATTGTTCAGCATTTGTCAATCCGCTCATGCCGCCAGTGCTGTGGTTCTCGCCATATGTCTTGCCAGCATTCCATGCCGCTGTTGCGGTCAAAGTCAAATCTTTATCAAACCGATTGTTAGCATTGGATAGATTGGTCCCGGACGCTCTCGCATGAATAGTGTAAACATTAGTGCTGTCATTATATTCAGCCGTGCTATGCTGTGTAATGGCAGTGATTGTGCCAGTGCCGCTTCCACCACTTCCTTCATATGTACCTGTCACACCGAATATCTCAATGTCTTTCTTAATGTTCCCGGCCACCAAATTACTGTCAGAACAAGTAGCAGTATGTTTGATAATTCGATTGCCATCCGTACTGTTCGTATGCGTCACATAGAAGGTCGCAGTCAATCCACTGGTAGTTGCCTGTGAATATAGATTGACGGTTTTCGTCAGTTCAGCCGCTGTGCCACTGGCGTCCGTCCTGCCAGTAGTCGTGACAGTCACAGCATTCTGGCTTGCTGTGATAGCGCTTGAAGGGGTCGTAGTCCACGACAGAGTGTCGCTCAACGTTACTGCCGCTCTTCCGGCGTTATACACCGATCCAACCGGGCATCTCGCTACCGAACCTGTACCGTCACTATTGGGGCCAACCGTAACCGCCGCAGTTGCACCAGAACCAGCCAGCACCAGATATCCCGGAGTAGACCCCCTGACCGTAGGTGTTGCAGAACCTCCCTCAAACGTCACCATTTCTGCGGTGAAATTAGCACTTGACCCGTTGCCGCTCAGTTTCACAGACGGTGATATCTGAATCGGCAAAGCCTGACCATCCGGGTCTGCGGAGACTGTATAAATGCTGCCGCTCCAAGCTCCGCTGACTTTTGTTGAAGCGGCGCGACTAAAAGATCCTACAGCGGTTTCGGTCGAATTAGAGTGCGTTGTCTTGTACAACGTATATTGACCGTTAGCATCTGGCCCACTCAACCGGAGAGTAGCGATGCCATCAGGTATCTCCAGCACGGATGAGCCCGTTCCAAGTACCAAGTCGTTCGTTAGTGTGCCATATTGTTTCACTGCTTTTCGGATCAATGTATCTGACCCCTGTCCAGCAGTCATTCTCAGAGTACCGACCGTCAAATCGTTGATATTACCGGAAGTCGCGTTTGCACTGTTGGCATAAATGTCTACAGAGTAACCCTCACCGACAGTCAACTGGCTCACCGTAGCAATCGTTGCGTCCACATAGGGCGCCTGAACGTAGCCATCCAGATTCACCTTATCAGCGCTAATGGTCACACTGCTAGCACTGCCACCACCATTGATTGCTTTAATCAGCACGGCCCCCTGTGCAGACAGATCGACCAACGAGCCGCTGATCATCGTGCCGGTGCCGCCGTTGTTGATCGCGCTGATCAGCTGCGCTCTGTTGGGACCCAGCACCATCCGGGAGTAGACGGTCGCCCCGTTCTCATCGTCCCACTCAAACTCGCCGGTCTGCTCGTTGATGATAGGGTTGCCGTCCTGGTCCAGGGCTACGCCAAAGGCCTCCGCCACCATACCGACCACTGTTTTCTCATGAATAAAATCGGTGTAGTAGCCGTGCAGCTGCTCTTCCGTATCCGTGATGCGCTGTCCGGAGCGGTAGCCGCCGGTCTTCTGCTTTTTCTGCAGGGGCGGCAGGTCGTTCCGGCGCTTGTTGCCGGTGGACTCCAGGGTGGTCATCATGCTGCCGTTCCACACCATGTGCTGGCTGAAGATGGGCAGAGCGTAGGGTTCGCCGTTGGAGATGACGCTCACGATGTCCCCGGCCTCCTGCAGGAAGTCATCAAACACCTCCACCGTACCGGGGTGATAGGCCGTGACCGCATGCAGGCGATCATAAATATCCTGTACTGCCGTGATGCTCACCTCCTTATGTCATCAGGAATGGGTTGTCCTGGATCATGTAGGGGCTGTCCCCCGTCCCCAGGACGGTCTCTTCCGTCTGGTCCGCGTTGCGGACACTCAATTTACTGACCGATGTGGTCTCGTACTCTGTGCGCTCAAACCCGGTATAGCCGTGCTCGTCATAGCTGACGGACGTGCTGTTCAGCCACAGGAGCCGCAGGCTCCCCTCCCGGCTGAAGCGGGCCACCGCGCAGGCGGCCTCCGCGATCCAGCCCAGCACCTCGCGCATGCTGGCCGAAGAAAAGGATTTCGGCTCCTTCTCCAGGGTCAGGCCGCTGTTCAGGAAGGTGGTGGTCTCCAGTTGCACACCCGCGTAGGTGCACATGGCCTGGAGCAGGGCCAGGGCCGTGACCGGGTAGGTGATGCCCAGGGCCGTGGCGGAGGGCATATCCCGCTCGAACAGGGTCATGCGGTCGAAGCCGTCCACCGTGATCAGGGTCTTTCTGAGCACATCGGGCCGCTCCGCATAGAACCAGCCGAAGGGCACCAGTTCGTAGGTCTCCGTGACGCCGTTGCCCACCACCGTGGCGGTATTCCCGGAAACAGTGACCGTGGGGTGCCGGTTCCGGGCCTCGCTGTTCCGGACGCTGGTCAGGCGAACGCCCAGGCTGGCCTTGAACCAGCCGAAACTGAAGCCCGTCCACTGATACTGCCCGTTGAGCATTGTAAAGGATATCCGCGAAGAGGGGGTGAGGCCCACGGTCAGGTCTGTTTCAGAACAGAACACCTCATCGTAGGCGACACCTTCCTCTACGCTGATATCCTCATTGGTGAGGATCGTGTGCTCTGTATCCTGCCATTCAAACACCCAGCGCTGGGGCGCTCCGGCCTGGAGCGCCTGCAGGCAGGCATTCGAGACTGTGATCATGCCGATCCTCCCTTCTTTAATACTGTATAACGGAAAACTTGAGTGTGCCGATGTTGGCCTGGTCCGTCCCGGCCTGCACGACCTCCCATTCCCGGTCACCCACATAGGCGTCAAAGGTCTGGGGGCCGTCCGCCGGGTCCACATAGGTGAAGCTGAATTTATCGTCCTTCAGCAGACCGCAGATGTAGCAGATCTCCCGCCAGGGGATGTTCTGGTACTCCAGCTTCAAGGGATGTTTGGTGGCCACCCTGTTCCGGTGAAGGTAGCCGGTGGCGTCACGCTTGCCCATCGTGTCCAGGTCGCTGACCGCGCCCGTGAACTTGGAGGGGTCCGGCAGCAGCTGTCCGTTGACCATGAAGCCCATTTCAAACCGGAGATTTCCGGCGTAGCCTGGATCCAGCATGTGTTACACCCCCTCCGCCATCAGACGCATCTCTTCAGAGCGTTTCATTACCCTGCCCAGGTCCACACTGGGCTTGAAGCTGAACTGGTTGCTCTTGCCAGCGATCACCCGCAGGTACTGATTGGCCATTTCCAGCAGGGCGTTCTGGTCGGCATTCGCCTCCCGGACGCCGTCCGCGATACCGGATTCGATCTGGTCGTTATTGGCCACCGCCGTCTTGCCGCCGATGGTACCGACCAATTCAGGACCGGACTCCCGGGCCACGAACATCTCGCCCGTGGTGGGGAAGCCGCCGTCTGCAAATTTGTGACTGCCTCCACCGCCCGATTCATGCACGAACCAGTTGTCACCGTTGTATATGGTGACGGAGGGCAAGGTGGTCTTTGACCCGCCGCCGAAAAGCGGGGCAACGTTTTCATTCCAGAACTTGACGAGTCCCTCGAAGATACTCATCACTGATTTCCTCAGGCCGTCAAACAGGTCCGTGATGGGCGTGATCAGATTGTTTTTGACCCAATTGACGATGGGATCCACCGTGGTCTGCTTGAACTCCTCCCACCAGCCCAGCAGGTTCTCCCAAGCGATAGAGAAGGATTCGGACATACTGCCGAAGGCGTCCCGTACCGGGTCGATGATGTTTGACTTGACCCAGTTGACGATGGGTTCGATGATCGTGACTTTGAAGGTGGTCCACCAGGCCAGGATGGCGTCCCAGACGTCCTGGAAGGCGGTCTTGATGCCGTCCCAGGCTCCGGCCAGGGGAGCGATCACGGCCTCGTAGAAGCTGTTCCAGGCTCCGCTGAAGGCCTGCGGGACCGTGTTCGAGAAGAAGGTGACGATTGCGTTCCAGACCGCCTCAAAGGCCGATTTGATGCCTTCCCACGCGCCGCGGATGGGTGCCAGGATGACGCTATCGAACACGCCCCAGGCGCTGTTCATGTCCGCGATGAAATCGTTGGCGAAATAGTTGTAGATGGCGTCCCAGATACCGATGACGGTATTTTTGAAGCCTTCCCAGCCTTCCCGGATGGGCTTGAGCACTGCGTCATCAAAGGCCTTCACCCAGGTGTCCAGCAGAGGCAGTACCGTCTGATACCACCAGTTCTGGATATCGCCCCAGTTCTGCCACACCGCCAGGACGATGCCCACCAGAGCG